ACTATATTTTTTAAATGACAAATTAAATTAAAATGGTAAAAGAACCAAACAACATACAATTTATAGCAAGTCTGCCTCCAATTACATCAGCAATATCAGTTTCAGGTATGGGCGAGGGCGCTCGAATAAAACTTGATATTCCACAGTCTGAATTATACGCAATCGTTCAATTACAGCTTCTTTGTGGACAGGCTTTTAAGGTAACAATTGAACCAATAGAAAGCAAAAAAAATGGTAGGTAGAAATCCAAAACCAACAAACATAAAAGAATTAGAGGGCGTAAGAAAAGACAGGATAAATAAAAATGAACCCAAGCCGGAAATAGATTTAATTCCATGTCCGGATTATTTAAAAGATGACGTAATAGCTTATGAAGAATGGAATCGTATTGTACCTGAACTATACAAGCTTGGATTATTAACAAGGGTTGACAGGGCAGCGCTTGAACTATATTGCAGCCAGTATTCGGTTTACAGGGATGCTCTTAAACACATAAAAGAAGATGGCATTATTACAACAAATATTCGTAATGGTGATAAAGCACATCCGGCAACTCAAATTGCGCGTGAAGCAGCAAAAATAATAAAGGCTATTGCGGTTGAATTTGGGCTAACTCCATCCTCAAGAGGAAGAATATCTTTACCCTCCGACACAATAGATGATGAATTTGAAAAATTACTTGATTAAAAATGTATGATGAAGCGGCAGCACAAAAAGTTAAAAAATTTATTCAAAAACTCAAACACACAACGGGGCAATATGCAGGTCAGGACTTTATATTGCAGGATTGGCAGTTTGAAAAGATTATCAAGCCATTATATGGAACTTTAAATAAGGATGGAACAAGGCAGTATAGGACTTGCCTTGTAATGCTTCCCAGAAAAAACGGCAAATCCACTCTTGCGGCAAGCATAGCACTTTATCATCTTTTTGCTGACCATGAAATGGGCGGACAGATTTATAGCGCAGCAACAGACAGAGATCAGGCTTCCCTGGTATTTAATGAAGCAGCCCAGATGGTGAGAACAAATGCTTTTTTAAACGCAAGGTGCAAAATAATTGACAGCCAGAAACGGATAGTTAATTACCGGACAAACTCTTTTTACCGGGCAATATCGGCAGACGCAGCAAGCGCTCACGGTTATAATGCAAGCTGTGTGATTTATGATGAACTCCATGCGGCAGCCAACAGGGAATTATTTGACGTGCTTTCAACATCGATGGGAGCAAGAAGCCAGCCGCTTTTGTTTATTATTTCAACAGCCGGCTATGACAGAAATTCAATACTCTGGGAGCAGTACGGTTATGCAAAAAAGATAATAAAAGGAATTGTAAAGGATAAGACTTTTTTACCTGTGATATACGAGGCAGATGAAAAAGATAACTGGGAAAACGAAAAGGTATGGTACAGAGTCAATCCGGCACTTGGCACTTTCAGGAAAATTGAAGAGATGAGGTCTTTGTTTGGAAAAGCCAAGGAAACCCCGGCGCTGCAGAATACTTTTAAAAGATTATACCTTGATATGTGGACATCTCAGGAAACACGCTGGATTGATATTGGCAAATGGGATTCATGTCCCGGCAGTTTAGACTTAAAACAACTGGAAGGGCAGATGTGCTATGGCGCACTTGACCTTTCAGCAACAACAGACCTGACGGCATTTGTTCTTGTATTTCCAAGAGACGGCGAAAGAATAGTTTTACCTTTCTTTTTTATACCCAAAGAAAGAATGACGGAGAAAATCAAGGTTGACAGAGTTGATTATGATTTATGGGAAAAACAGGGACACGTAATAGCGACAGAGGGAAATGTTGTCGATTATGAAATGGTGAAAAAGGTTATAACAGAAACGCTTGGCAGATATCAGGTCCAGTCTATTGCTTATGACAGATGGAATGCAACAAAGCTTGTTCAGGATTTAATTGCTGATGGTTATGAGCGCATGATACCCATCGGGCAGGGCTACCAATCAATGAATGCGCCGACTAAATATCTTGAAACCCTTATTCTGGACAGAAAATTAAATCATGGCTCAAATCCTGTTTTAAGGTGGAATTTTGACAATGTAATGATACTGCAGGACCCGGCAGGGAATATAAAACCCGATAAGGGCAAATCAAAGCAGAGAATAGATGGAATAGTAGCACTTATCATGGCTCTTGACGGAGTAATGAGAAATGAACAGCCGGTCTCAATGTATGAAACGGAGACCGTAAAAGTATTTTAAATAAATTGGAGTAAAAATTGAAAATACCAATTATAAGCAAGTGGTTAGAAAAGAGGAATAACACCTCTGATTTACTTAATCCCAAACAATGGCTATATGACGCTCTTGGAGTCAAAAAAACATTATCAGGTGTTAATGTAAATGAAGATAGCGCAATGCGTCATTCAGCAGTCTATGCCTGCGTAAGGATTATAGCAGAAACAATAGCGAGTCTTCCTGTTTTTGTATATGAAAGACTTGAAACAGGGAAAAACAAGGCAATAAATCATCCTCTTTATGATGTCCTGCATTCAAAGGCAAATGAGGAAATGAGCGCATTTTCCTATAAGGAGACTATATGCTGGCATATACTTTTAACCGGCAATAGCGAAAGTCTTATAGTAAAGAACAGAAACAAAGACGTAATCTCATTATACCCATATCAGCCAAAAGATATAAAAATTGAGATTTCAGACGGCAGGGCAGTTTTTAAAAATGGTAATGAGCAGTTAGACAAAAGCTATCTTTTGCACATACCCGGGCTTTCATTTAATGGAGTAATCGGCAAAAGTCCTATCGGCTATATGAGAGAGGCAATAGGGCTTGGAATGGCTCTTGAACAGTTTGGAAGCACATTCTTTTCAAATGGTACAAACATCGGAGGTGTTGCAAAACATCCCGGGAAATTATCAAAGCAGGGGCATGATAATCTTATAGATTCAATAAACAAGGCATATCAAGGGCTTGGCAATTCGCACAAATTAATGTTGCTTGAAGAGAATATGGATTTTATGCCTGTTACCATGCCGCTTGCAGATGCACAATATCTTGAGCTTAGAAGATTTCAGCTGGAGGAAATTGCAAGGATATTCAGGGTGCCGCTCCATCTGTTGCAGGATTTAAGCAGAAGTACCAACAATAATATTGAACATCAGTCAATTGACTTTGTAATGCACACAATAAGACCTTGGCTTGTCCGTATTGAACAGGCTATAAACATGCAGTTATTTTCCGAACAGGAACGCAGGAAATATTTTATTGAATTTTCAGTTGATGCGCTTCTTAGAGGCGATATTTTATCAAGATTTCAGGCTTATTCTATTGCAAAGCAAAATGGTATTTATAACGCAAATGAAATCAGGGAACTTGAAAACAGAAACCCATATGATGGCGGAGATAAATACACAATCCAGTTAAATATGCAGGATGTCGGGCAGCTTGGAAAACTTATAGATGATAACAGGGAGCTTGTAATAAAAGATAATGAAATAAGGGTTATACCCAAAAACTCAAATGAAATAGTAATAAAGCCTGTTGAACTTAATTTAAATGATAAAGAAGTACGCTCAATCCGTAGTGCAAATGCAAGGACAAGACTTGCAAAAGCATATAGCGGGCTATTTGAAAATGTTGTAACACGTCTTATCAAAAGAGAACGCTCAGAAGTAATGAGCATAGCAAATTCTTGTTTTACAAACAGGGACAACCAGTTGTTTGGTGAAAAGCTGGATAAGTTTTATGAAGATTTTAAGGAGTTTTTAAACATCCAGACAAAGCCTGTTATATCGACTTATGCGGATGCAATTGCGCTGGAAGCAGCCGATGAAGTCGAACTTAAAGACTATGATCTTGACAAGTTTACTGATGATTACCAGAAAGCATTTGATTACAGGTATTCAAATGAACATAAAGGCAGGATAACAAATATTGTAGCCAAAGCTATTGAAAATAATAAAAATCCTGTTGAAGTGCTTGAAAAGGAATTTGACAGATGGGAAGAGAAAAAACCTGAACAGGTCTCAAAAGAGGAAACAGTAAAAATAGCGGGCGCAGTATCTCTTGTAGTTTATAAGAGTGCAGGCGTTACAAAGCTTGTATGGAGAAATACTGGAAGCAAGTCGTGTCCTTACTGTGAGGCACTTGACGGAAAAATAGTCGGCATACAGGAAAGTTTTATTCCTGTTGGAAGCCAGTTTAAGCCAGACGGCGCAGATCTTCCATTAAAAATAGATAGTCCTAAAATGCACGCTCCACTTCATGGCGGATGCGTATGCCAGATTTCTCCAAGCTGGTGATTATGGTAAAAGTAATAGCAAAGCAAAAATTTGAGTTTGAGGGCAGAACATGGTATCCGGGAGATGTCGGGGAGGTACTTGAAAGAGTTGCCAAAAGGTGGATTTCAAGAGGAATTGCTGATTATGCAGACCCTAATTATGTAAATAACAGACGCTACAAATGGCATCCAAAAGTATCGATAGTCATTTTGATAAAAGATGCACTTCACTATACGAAGCAATGCCTTGAAAGCCTGATTAAGTATACCCAGAACTATGAGCTTATACTTGTCGACAATGGCTCAAGGCAGGATACAAAGGATTTTCTAAACAAGCTGGACTGGACAGATTATAAGCTGATAACAAATAGTGAAAACAAAGGTTTTAGTTATGGCAATAATCAGGCAATAAAAGCAGCTACCTGTGAGTATATCTGTTTTTTAAATTCTGATACTCTGCTTAGTCCTAACTGGCTTGGA